CCGTCCACTCATCCTTTGCGGTGAGCGCTCCGTACAAATTGATCCCGGTCATCGTGTCAGATGTCCCGTCGAACTGGAGTTCTGGACGACCACCGAGGCCGATCTGGCTGTAGGGCGGCTGGTCCGAAGCGGTGGCCTGAGCCCAGTCGTTGGAGGACGTTGAGACGTTGTCCCACGCGGACACGTTGCCCGAGTTGAGCGTTATTCCCATGTCGGCCCGGGTCCAGACTAGTAGGTCGGCACTGAGCCCCCGAGGGTCGAAGCCAATCTTGGGGACATCCCGCAGGGAGTGGCTGTCCTGAGCCCCGCTCTGCCGGCGGGGATTGGAGCGGGTGGCCGGCATCAGTAAGAAATCGCTTGGATGTAAAACGTCAGGTTGCAAGTCTTGCTGGCGCTTGTGGCGTCTCCCTCAATCGTGAAGGCCGGATTTTCAAATAGGGGAATGGCTGCGCTCATCAGGTCGCTCGCGTTGGTCACACTGCCCGAGAAATCGAGGGTGACTTTGTACAGCTCGGACGTCTTGCTCTCATCAGAGTAAACCCGAACGATCACGGCCCCTGCGGTGCTGCTCAGCTTGCCGTGAACTCCCCAGAGGAGCCCGTCGGCTACTGCGCCCGAGTTCGTGGTGATCGAGGCCGCAGCGGTCTCGGAGCCATCGCTGATCGAGGCTGAGGTGATCGTATCGACGTTGATGTATACGGGGATTGTCTGTGCCATGTTTCGAGTCTCCTTGGCATGTTCCCAGGCCGCTCGTGAGGCCTAGGCGCTGATGTCCACACAATAGACGGCGTAATATCCTACGAGGCCAGACGTGGCCCCGGTCTTCATCGAAAAGTTCACGTACTCGCTCGCCTTCCAGACCACAACGGATCGACCGCTGTCCCCAGCGTGCATCGACTTTATGTTGTCAGAGACGCCAGTCGAACCGTTTACGTCGATGCCGTCAAGCAGATTGTCATAGGAGGTCCCCGACCCACTCCCGGCCCCGGCATCAATGGTGCAGGCCCCGGATGAGACGGTGGTTACATGGATCATGGCCCGCGTGATGAGCATGTCACTGCCGTAGGAGTTGGTGATCTGAGCCACTCCAGCAACCGCATCGCTCGCAGTAAGCGCACCCCGGAACCATCGACCCGCATACTTGGAAACGACCGAGCGGGAGACCCCGTTCGCAAGGCTAGACCCCGCGTCCTTGATCTGCATCTTGCCCGTCGAGCTAGACACCTCCACGGTGGCAGCGTCGGCTGCCGTAGATTTTAGCGCCTTGTCGCCAACGGACTGGCTTGTGATCTCACCGCCATCTTCGACAACGGTAAGATCCCCTATGAATGATATGCCTGCAGGCATCAGCTACTCCATCCTGTAATGGCCATCTAGTCTAATTCATCTGGCCGTTTTTTGGTCTCGATGTTTCCGCTGTACTTGATATCCGCACTTCCGGCTGCATCCGTAACTCTGCGCTTCGCCGGGTAGTGGTAGACACGAACCGAAACGGTCTGCTTGTCCAGGTCCATCCTGAGCCCCCGTACCTGGCCCTTATCTGTGGTCACCCCGGGAATCGCATACCTGACGATGTCGCCAAGCTCAACACGACACGACGAATACCCATGCTCTGCCTCCGTCACCCACTGTGGTCGAGACTTTGCGCCCTCTGCCACGGCTGCGACCTGTCGGAACCCAGGCGAAGAGGTTACCGATCCGCTCGTCTCTTCGCCAAAAGACCAGTGATCGAAGGCGTACTCTCCCTCAATCACCTGGGCAGTGGCGCTAGCTGACTGCTCGTAGCCATCCGAAAGATTGATTCTGAGGTTGCGGGGAACCCTCATATTGTCTGCGACGAGGTCAGGGGTTCCCCACTGCTCCCCGGCAGAAATCGTTGTGCTGTTGGAGTAGTTCCTGTCGGGATCGCTCAGTTGCCTCACCCCCCTTTTGGGGGTTGTGTTGTAGAGGGCAGCCTCGGTGAAGGTGTACTTGGCCTCCTCAAGCCCGTTAGGCCGACCGATGATGTAGACCTTCCGGTTGAACATTGGGGAGGTCTGGTCACGCTTCAGGATGAGGTCGGCTGGAACAGACTTCAGGAATCCCGCAATGCCCTCCCTAAAGGGCAGCGGCTCGTCTGTCAGGTCTGCGGGGACCGCACAGGTACGCTCAAATGCGGAAGTGATTCCCGTCCCATAAGTCTGCACCCCCCACGAAAGAAGGTCATTGATCGCCCCGGGGTGAACCGGGATCGCCTCGTCCACCAAGTAGGTGAAGATGTCGTCCACAAGGTCTTGGACGTTCTGCATCAGAACGGGCCCATAAGAGCCGCCGACATTCGCGGGATCGGGAACCACGGTTGCCGGGGGCACAGCAAACCCAATCACCGGACCCCAGTCCGCAGTAGTGCCAAACCCAATGTCCTTGTAGTCGGAGGGGCGACTGATGATCCTGCGCCCGCCCGCAACCTGTGCGTAGCATCTGCCCCCCTCCGTCCACCCAAAGCCACTGATCTTTCCGAACTTGACGCATGTGCCTACAGGGCCCCTCATTGCGTCGTTGTTATTGAAGACGTAGATGGCAAACCCAGCGTCCGCAATAACGCGCTCGATGGTACCGGACGATGTCTCACAGGCGATCTCGTAGCAGAACTGATCAAAGCGAGGCGAGATCCACGCAAAGCAGAAATTGGGGCTGTCGGTCCCGTAGGGAACAATCTCCCTCCAGAGGTCCGCGCCCGGAGTCAGTCCAGCAACCCCACCAAAGATGTGCCCAAGCCACTGGCCCTTTTGCTCTGGGTTCAGCAGAAATTGGGCACCAAGGCCCGGGGGGCTAAGGTCGCCCGCAGCAGTCAGGTAGGTGAACGAGACGTTTTGATATTGATCAACATTGGTCGGAACCTGAGCAGATGGCCACTTGAGCGTGGGGGGGAACACCTGACCTACGTCAATCGTTAGGCTCATTTTATGAGACGTAATGCCTGTGGGATCCCGATCCCACGTTCCGTCTGCAATAAGCTCAAAGCGATCTATGTTGTCCATATCGACAACGATCAATCGGGCTGGCTGCCCCCTCCACCGGTTGCCAATGGCTGCATCGAGCAGCTTGTCAGGCTGAGTCCCACCCTCCTCGCCTACGTCATCGTCGCCAACGTCCACCGTGAACGAAACCTCCGACAGGACGAGGATGTTCTGGCTCAGCGATCCCAATGAGCTGTCGAAGGTGCAGCCCGACAGCCGGCCTTCAAAGGGAACCCGGCCCGACGTAAGCAGATCCCCATACGTTTCCCCTACGGCAGCGGCAACGACGGCATCCGGGTCGAACACCCCCATGCCCAGCATGGTCGGCCTAGCAACGAACCCGCTCCCCGTCCTGCTTTTTGGGCCGCACCACCGAACAACGTACTCGTTGCCGTACTGGTCCCTGTGAATCCCCTCCACAAGGTAGGCAATCCGAAGATGGGGATCTGTCCAATCAATCGACTGGGACGTGGGCGTGACCATTACCGCACTTGTTCAAGGAGCAGATCGGCAGTGATGTAGGCGGACGCTGAACCCGCAAACGAATCTAGGGAGTAGTCCTGCAGCCCGCACCACAGTAGGAACCCCTTATCTGCCTCGTCGTCAGCATCTCTGGTGGAATCCGTGATTTCATCCCACCGAAGGGCCCAAAGAAGCGCAGTAGCCTTTCCCTCCCTTACAACAGGCGTAACGACAGAGCGAAAGTCGCTAGCTAGCCAGTTGTCAAAGGAGAGTGGCGTTCTCCACCGAATGAGTCCCTGAGATGGGTAGTAGGACTTCACATTGATCGGGGCGGTCTCATCCACAAGTCCGTGGTTGGAGACCTCAGCCACTTGCCGAGTAGACGACGCCTTCTTTTGAAGCAGCTTCACGATCCCAACAGCATGAAAGGGATCAATGTCAAAGTAGCGCCAGGAAAACGCCCAGTACCTATAGCTCATGGACGCGCCACCAGAGTCATAGGCGACCTGAATCTTGTTCTCGTCCTCCCCCGGGCGGTCAGTAAAGGTCAGCGTCTTGGCTGCGTTGTCAACCCAGTCCTTCACATCTGTCGCACTAAGGGGCGAAGCGTTGGCAAACATGCGGACCAGGGAGGATGACGTGTTGAAGGAAACGCTGTCCCCCCCATCCAGTATCGTCGCAGCGACATCTGCAGAGAGGGTGGACCCTAGATCAAAAAAGGCCCAGTGGTCGGTTCCGTAGCGTCGGTAAATGCCGCTGTAAGAGGATGCCCCGCTAGAGTCTGTCGAGTTGGAAAACCCTAGCCACTTGTAGGGCTGGTTGGTGCCGTCTGTACCGGTACTCCAAAGGATACTGAATGTGCTGCTGGCTTCGATCTTGAACCTGTGATCTATGGTGTAGGTGACGGTGTACGAAAGGCTGGTAAGTGGGGTGTTGTTGAGCGTTTGCTCAAGATCAAGCGCAAGCCCCGGCCCCGAACCGGCGAAGTGGCTGAGCTTTACACGAAGCTCGCCGCCCCCCTCGTTCACGTCAAGGTACTGCCCAGAGTCAAGTGCAAAGTATCCATAGGGAGGCGTTTGCCACACCACCCTTGGGCGGTCATTCAGGCAGTTGACAAAGGGCGCACCCGGTCGCTCCCCGAAGGGGCCAATCGTATGGCCGGTATCGTCTGCGCCCAGCCGGTCGCCAATGAAAAATGCCGTGAACCCCATCTACTTAGCCATTCCGTAACCCACGCGCCGCTGGTAGCCCAGCCCGCGCTCCTGTGATCGTATTAGGTGGTTGTCAACCGTCTGCCCGAGTACGTGACCATCGATCTCCAGAGTGGTGTTCACCACTACCGGGTCGTTGGCCCCCCTACCCCCGATCTGCTGCTGAAGCATTTGGCTGATCGCGCGAGTGCCGACTGGATCCAGCACCATCTCGTCCTTGCCAACGGCAAGTACGGTGTGGTTGTTCAGGCCCGCAGCCCTGAGCGCACCGGGGGGAAGCCCCGCGTCTGCCATGCCGGCGATGCCAGCAATCGTAGTGGCTGCAATAGTGGCGATCTGAGCGCCACCCAGCACGCCAGCAGCCACTCCCTGCGGGATGGTATAGGGGACGCCAGGTGGGTTCGCCAGCGCGGCAGAAACGCTCTGTGCCGTAGTAACAATGGCAGACGCCAGGGCGAGACCCTGTGTTATGGCAAACACAACATGCGCCGCCTTTTTCGCCTCCTGGCTTTCCTCCCCGTAAACGGCAGAGATGGCCTCAGCCATGCCGGCAGCAACATCGGAAATGGCCCCCATGATGGCGACTGCGTTATCGACTTGCTGCTGCTTATAGTCGGCCAACATCTCTATCCGCGCCGCGTTATCCTCTTTTTCCTTCTCCAGCTCTTCAGCCCGAAGCTGTTCGATCTTCTTTGAGGTCAGCGTCTCGATTAGAAGATCCTGCTCAGTCCTAGCGAGGTGGGCCTTGCGAGCCCTCTCTCCTATCTCGCCCAGCCTGCGCTCCCTCTCCTCCGCGTCAAAAACCTTGGAGTTGGTAATAAACGTGGCCTGCTCCACCAGCATCTTCTCCAACTCGTCGAACTCGGCCTTCACCTTCTCCTTGTCGAACATCTGCTCTGTCAGGAGGAGGTCGATGCCCTCCTTTCCGAATAGCTCGATCTCCTCTTTGAGGCCCCTGATGCCCTGCTGCATCGACTCGTAGGCCTGCCTCCACTTCTTGATCAGTCTGTCCAGCGCGGCCACCTGGCGGTCGAGTGCGTTGGTAGCGCCCCCTGTCTTCTTCCTGTTCTCCTCAAGCATGCCGAGGGCCTTCTTATACGCATCGCCCAACGCCTTTAGTTCATCCGACAGCGTCTTCTGGGAAGCCGCTGCCTTGTCTGTTGCCGCAGATACTCCCAACGTCCGGTCGCCCAGTCGCGCCAAACGGTCATAGGCAGCGCCAAAGTCAAACAACCCCTCAAGGTTGTACAGCTCCGCTGTTTGTCCCAACACCCGTTCGAGGTCTTCAATCTTCCCAATTTCAAGGCCAACAAGGGCGGCGACATCCTTGATCATCCCGATGAACTGGCTTCCCCCCTCGATGAACGCTCCAATCACCTTTCCAAACATCTCCCCCCAGAAGACAAAAAGCCCAACCGAGGCCATTACCGCCTTGCTGAGCCCCCCCGACCACTCACTCCAGTCCCCGGCAGCAACCATCTCTCGAAGCTGCAGCTTGGTGGCAATGATCACGGGAAGGAACTCGTTTGCGATCTCTAACTTTGCGCCCCGAATCGCAAACTCAAGATCAACGGTGGAGTCGTGATACAGCTCAGATACATTTAGGAGGTCGGTGCCCATGACGGCACCAAGATCCTTGGCAACCTCCAGATACTCGGCTAGCCCCTCGGATCCGTTGGCCATGAGGTTGGCCATCTCGGTGCCCGCACGCCCAAGCAGAAGCATGGAAGCGCCGGTTCGCTCCGCCGATGGGCCCATGGACGCAAAGCGATCCGAAAGGTCGGAAAAGACATCGAAACTGTCTCGGAGGGTCCCGTCCTGCTTTTTCAGCGTGATGTCTAGGGCAGCAAACGTCTCCTTGATCTGCCTAGAGCCGTTCTGCGCGTCGAGCATGACGCGACCCAGCTTCTTGAGGCCATGTGCAATAGCAGTGATTGAGACGCCTGATCGCTCAGCGGCAAACTCCAACCCCTGGTACTGCTCCGCAGTGATTCCCACCATCCGCCCCTGCTTGGCGATGGTGTTCCCCAGTTCCCCGATGGCTGTGGTTGACGAGATGGCAATGTTGGCAACCCTGTCAAGCGCACTCCTGAACAGGTTCGCCGCAGTTGTGATCCCCACAAATGCGAGGGTGCCCTTGACCATGGAGGAGGTAATGGTCTTGCCGGACTTCTTGGTTTTCTTTCCGGTCTCTTTGGCCTCAATCCCCACGTCTTTTAGGGCCTTGATCGCGTCCTTTGCGTCCCCCTTGACTCTGAGTGTGAGTGCCATTGTCTAACCCCGTCTTTTTGCGCGTTCTGTCGCGCGCTCTGTGCGGTAAGCGCGCACAAGTGCAGCTTCCGACTCGATAATCCCGATGGCGTCAAGAATACGCGAGGGCTGCTCTGCGAGCGACCCCGGATTCGGGAGCCCACCGAACACGCTCCACGCATGCCAGTAGTTGATGGCTCCCCACATCCACTCTTCGCACGCATCCATTGGGCAGCGATCTAGCCTGCGGTCTGCGGCACCAACTCCGGGGGGTCGGCCCTTTGGCATCAGAACAGGGGTGCGGAACCGGGATCTGCCCGCCTCATCGGGATCCCCGTCGCGACATCGAGTCCCCTTGCAGGAGCCCCAGAGCTTGCAGCCGTTCCATCCCTGCTCCGCGAAGTAGTCTGCCTGGTCGGGCAGGATCTCGTTTCGGGCCACGTACTGGTAGGCAGCCCTTAGTCTTTTCCCTCTTCCGCACTCACCGATCCCTCTTGGACGATGTGACGAACCAGATCGGCAGCCGGACCCTCCAGGGTGACGAGCGCATCCACCAGGGTCTCGGGAGAGGGGGACTCTCCGTCGATTGTGAGTTCTCGGCATCCCGTAACCAGATCCAGCAGCATCTCGCGCTGGAAGTTGATCAGCGAGCGCATCGCCTCGGCGTGCGACTCCACAAGCTCCTCTATCTGCTCCTCGGAGAGGCCCTCTGGGTCCTCCACGAGGGCTGCCCCACCCTGGACCTTCCCTATTGCTTTCTGAAGGCGTAGAGAGACTTCTAGGTGCTTTGCGCGCCAACCCTGGGTCATGGGTCGATAGAGGATGTAGGCTTTTTCGCCCTCTTCGTCCGTCAGTTCGTACTCTCGGACGTTCCATTTGTTCAATTCCACGGTGGTGCTCCCGTGTTTGGGGTTATGGCGTTAGCCGATCATGATGTAAATCTCGTCCTCGCTGGAAGTGCCGAGGGCTCTGCCGGTGAGGCCAATAGTCACCTCGTCGGCACCCCGATCCATGTCGGGCTCCTCCATGTAGAAGTTGGGAAGCTCGATGCCAAAGACTGCGCCCTCGCTCTCTCCCTGCTGCGCGTGAACCGACACAGAGGTGCGAGCGCGGGCCTCCATGGCGCGAACCATGGTGGAGTCGTAAAAGCTCCACCCGTCCATGGTGGCGGTGACGTTGCGCTTGCCGCCAACGTACCCATCCACAACGTACGTGCTTCCCATGACGTTCTCCCGGTAGACGATTCCTTGGTCAATCTCGACCGAGACCGTTCCCGCCTGAAGCACTGCGCCAGCCACGAGTAGCTGCCCCGAGGTCGCCGGAATCGGGGTGCCGGCGTAGGTGCCCGAGGGCTGGTAGGGATAGAACTGTGACCCGTCAGCGTGGGTTGCAGCGCCGCCCCCAAGTCCCGTACTTCCACGGGTCGCAACGGTAACAGTGTTCCCACTGACCCCCGTCACCCTGAAGACCTCGCTATCGATCTGGTAATAGAAAGGAAGGGACGAAGACGTGTCTGCTGGCAGCGCCGTCCCGTCCGTTACGGTAAACGTCGTGTCCGAGGTGTTGAGGGTGCCGCCATGGTTCAGCGTAGTCTGCACCATCCGGTTGTCCTGTCGGCCCGTTCCGCTAACCGTCATCCGAGCCGCCTCGTCGCCCCCCATCGAAACGGACTGGCTACCACTCACTGCGCCGACAATCCGGTCGGCACTGTTGTTGTTGAATGCCCAGAGCGTCACGGAATCGGGGGTGGTGTCCTTGGTGTCCTTGGGCTTGTAGATGATTGCCGAAAGGATGTTGGCCCCAGAGGCGGGCGTGTTCTGCAGGGCTGGAGAGACGGTGAAGCTGGTCATTGCGCTCAGATCCGTGATGCGACGGATCTCGTAAGCGCCCGTAGCAAGCCCCGTTTCAAAAATCGCAGCGTCACCCACGGTCCAGTTGGTTGTGTCCGCAGTGGTGATCACGGTGGTGGTTCCGCCCGTGGCAGTGGTTGCGTCTCCGCCCCCCACCGTTTCCTGCCATCCCCCGTAGGTGAGGATGTCTGCCCAGTCAGGCGCAGTTCCCCGGGCGGTGAGATAGGCGTAGCACTCCAGGCTGAACTCGGCGGTTCGCTTCTGGTCGATGATCCCCAGCTCACTGGACGTGCCCCGCTTGTCCTCAAATGTGGCAAAGGGGCTCTTTCCGTTGACCGACGCGGTAAGCACGCGAAGCGCATCGGCGGCAACCGGGTAGTCCGTTGCGGCAGACTTGAAGGTGGTCTGCGGATCCACAAAGACCACAAGGTCTCTTCCGATATCAGTTGAGGGGCCGGTCATCTTAGTAATCCTCCTGCAAACGAACCATGTAGCTCGTACGCAACATCATGTTGGGGGTGCTGGCCTGGATTTCGGGGTCAAATTCCAGGGCGTGCGCGTCAATCGTACACCGAATGACCCGACCTGTTGCCGCTGTTCCGCCGTTGGACAGGGTCCACCCCTGCTTGCCAGTCGGCGTGCGACGAAGAAAGATTTTGGTCAACGCATCCCGGTAGCGGCAAACCGCTAGCCCGACGTCTGCCTCGGCTCCGTCCACGTTGAGATCCAACACCGTGAGGCGCGTCTCCAAAGAGAGGTTGATCATCCGAGAGTTGGCCTCTTGCTCTGCCGTGTCCGACAGATAGAGGGTGGTGAGGCTAGGGAAGCTGCGCGCCTGTACCCCCTTGGGGTAGTAGGTGGCGAACTCGGCCACATCGGGGAGGTTGTCGGTGGTAATTGACAGCACTGTCCGCATCGTGGCCAATTCTGCGTTCAGACCGTAGGTTGCCGCCTGCAGGAACTCGTCCATGGCCTCGACAGCCGCCTCTGCACCGTAATAGGCCACACTACTTCCAGCCCTTGCGGATCATGGCCCGCACGGTCCTGTGATAGAGCCCGTACGCAGACTTCCCTACCTTGAGACCCTCTTCGCTCAAAAGATCGTCCACGTTAGCGAGCTTGCGTTGCATGACGATGTACGCCTGAAGGATCTGAGAGATGGCGTAGGCAAAGGAGGACCGATCTACAAAGGATGGCCTAAACCGAATGAGGGGCCTGCTGGGCAGCACATGGCCGCGACCAAGCGCCCAAACAGTGGCCCCCTGATCGTTGGCCTTGGCGTAGACCGGGAGCCTGGTCTTCTTGCCCTTGCGGTAGGGCTCTTTGGAGGTAACCCGGGCGCGCGGATTGATGCCCACAACCAGCGAGTTCTTGCCCACCTTTTCAAGTGAACCCGGGGCCCCCTTCCTCGTAAGTGCGCCGTGTAACACCCCACTGCGCTGGAGGATGGGTTGCCCCGGGTATCTGCGGGCTTTCCACCCGTCGTATCCCCCTTTTTTGCCCTTGTTCGAGAGGGCAGCCCACCGTGGGCCGGTCTGATTGCCCTCCGTTGCGAACTGCCGCTTCTCGTGGGAACGGAACAGCTTGGCGACATCGCGGAGGGGGACCTCCCAGTTGTCGATCTCTTTGGCCCAGTCCTCAAACGCAATCTGAACCGTCGCCATGCTGGGCGAGAACTCAAAGCTGAAGAAACTGGATACGCTTCCCCTTGGCTCTGCCATCAGATGTCTTCGCAGTCATTGAAGGCAGGGGGGCAAGCGTAGGGCCTGTCGCCGGTTCCGGGGTTGTAGTCGAAGTTGGGGTCGCTGTCCTGGGTCCAATGGCTCTTGGCGAAGATGGAGGGACCTGCAAGCGACCCTGCCGCGCCGTTAGCCAAGAGGAAGACCCGCTTCTCCCACACCTGTCGCAGCATCTCTCTGCCACGCTCAATCAACTCGTCTGCAGTGGCCTTGCCGTCCGCACCGATAGACCCCTTGGCCAGAAGGATGAACCCGCTAGAGATGAACATCTCGGCGGTCTGAGCCCACGACTCGGCAACGCTAGATGCGGTGAAGCTGTCCGAAACGCCCGCACTCAGGAACGCAAGACGCACCTCGTTGTACGCCTTGTTCCAAATGACAGTGCCCTGCGTGGATGTCGGAGTGGTGGTTGCCGAGAGCGTCCCTAGCTGGGGAGCCATTGAGGTCGCTGTGGCGATGTCTGCGTTATAGGCCACGGCACCTCTCCCTACTCAGCGGCGTCTTTCTTTGCCTTCTTCTTCGCTGGGGGCTTCCGAGCGACCTCTGTGGCCATCCGCTTGCGAAGCATCCGAACCGCATCGTCCTCGCCCACCTCGATCTCGGTACCGGCGGCAAGCCTTTCGCCACCCAGCTCAACGTCACATCGCAAGATGAGTTTCATGCTCTCCCAAGCTCCTGAATGCGCTCTCTGATTGCAGACCGACCACCGCTTCGGTTGTCAGCGGCCAGCATCTCGCGAAGAAGGCCCTCGTCGTCAATCTCCGCCAACACGTCCCGAATGGACCGAAGGGGGACACTGCGGATGGACGAGGGATCCGGGCCATCTTGGGAAGAGGCAGGCTCCGCTGCAGGAGCCTGCTGACCATCGACCAGGACCAGGACCCCGACGGAGCAGAGCGCTTCTGCTGCCACTCCGTCGGGGGCGACTGAACCTGCGGAGTAACGAACCCCGCTGTGAATCAACTCCTGGCCTTCGGCTACCTTGTAGGTTGGCATGAGGGGTGTTCCTCCAATCCCTAGGCGTGGCTTAGGACGCCCATGGTTTCCCAGGACGAGCCGTCGCAGACGAAAATGCCCCACTTGCCCTGACCCAGGGTCTCCTTGGTGGAGGCTGCGTCGTCCCTGACAACGAGGTTCTCGGCACCGCCGGCGGTGTTCTTGATCAGGAAGAAGAGGCCAAGGCTGGCCTCCTCCGCCGGAAGGTCCACGTTGCGGTGTGAGCCGTCAGGGTCCAGTGCTTGGAATTGTGCATCCTGGGGAACGAGGGTCTTCGTACCCGCTAGGGTCTCGATGTTATGCCCGGCCCGAAGCCGGAGGCCGTTCACCGGATTGACCGCGACCCCTTGGGGGATCAGAGTTTCTGCCATGACTTCCTCCTAGCTAACCGCTGTGCTGTAGAGGTAGCCCAGCTCAGTGGTCGGCGCTGCGAACTGATCGTTCCACAGCATGTCGATTTGCTCGACGTAGGGAGTGGGCTCCCACCGACGAACCGCACCGTCTGTGCTGCCCTTCATGCGCCACCGCTGCAAGCAACTCTGTGGGGTCATGGGCGAGGGGCTGGGTCGGAGCTTGCAAAATAATGCAAACTTCCCGAAAATGTACGAGTTTGTGGCTGTCTGACCCTCGACTGCCGTATCTGCAACCGCCTTGCCGACAATCAGATTCTCTACGTCCAGCGCTCGCGCGATGTCGTCGTTTGTCAGGATGCCAACCCGGTTCTGGGTACGCGAGACGTACTCTGAGATGAGCGGGTGCTGGCGCAAGGCCTTGTAGACCTCGTAGCCGATTATGCAGGTATCCGGGGCCTCTCCCGAGGCCTGGATAATGGTGTCCCGAGCGTCCTGCGCCTTGGAAATCGGGTCGCTTGCCGCGTTGTCCCACTGGTCAGAGCCAGAGAGGGCGGCAGTCTTGCCCGAGAAGG